GTGTCAATTCTGCATGCCCACACTCAGGCATTGGAGCAATGAAAGCATCGTCAATAGGATCATAGGTATAACCAATTCCTGCATAGTTATAGCGAATGTTGGCATTATATGAAGTCTTAACCCAAGTACCGCCAAGATTATCTAGTAACCATTGGTAGCCTTCATCGCCGTTAGGGTCGTTATTGTCTCCAACTAGAACTCGGATTACTTTATTGTCGTTATTTAATTCAGCCCAATGAGACATATTAAACCGCCGATTTCAGATAACGAACGATGCAATAACCGCCAGCGCCAGCGCCGCCGTTTGAGTTTCCAACACCTGAAGTAGTTCCACCACCGCCGCCGCCTGATCCGGTAGATACTGTTCCATTTGTTCCGTTAATAATTCCAGAACCAGACCCATCTCCACCACCGCCTAATCCGCCTGAATAAGTTCCTGATCCAGCCGAAGAACCGCCGCCAGCGCCAGCGCTTATATAATAAGTTCCCCCAACATTTACGCCAATACCGGCAACAGATAACCAAGATGAGTAAGTGCTATTTCCGTTACCGCCTGTTCCACCCGCTCCGCTTGCACCATTTGATCCAACGACAGTTGCTCCGCCGCCGCCGCCAGCGCCTCGGGTTGTTCCCGTTGTTGATGAAAATCCTGATCCGCCAGCAAATCCTTGACCTGATGGTGTTGCCGCGCCGCCTGCGCCACTTCCAATGCCGCCGCCGCCGCCTGATCCGCCTGATCCGCCAGCGCCACCTGTGTTTCCATAACCGCCGCCTGCTGCTTGAGTTAATGAACCAAAAACCGAATAAGTTCCTGCTGAGCCAAGTCCAGTCGTTCCACCTGCTCCGCCGCCGCCAATAGTTATCGCTTGATTAGTTGCGGTGCTTTGTCCTGTATAGGCTAAAAAGCCACCAGCACCACCGCCGCCGCCAACACCTGATCCACCGCCGCCGCCGCCGCCTGCGCCATAAATTACATCGAAGGCTAAAGTTGCGCCAGATACTCCGAAAGTTCCGTTAGCGGTAAAAGTACGATAATAATAAGTCGCATCGGAAGTTAGAGTTCCGCCCGTTACGGTTGGTTTAGGAATAGAAGGATTATTAAAAGCGGCGATATTGTTTAACATTAGGCGATTGCACCCACGACGTACCAAGTATCTGTGCCAGTCTTGATACACGCTGCTGACTTGTACTGAGCAACGGTAGGAGCAGCCGCAACTGCACCGGCTGAAAGGATTGTGGTTGTGCCTGAGGTAACTGCCGATATAGTGCAGAGTCCAGCGCCAATGTTAAGGACTGTAATAACTGTGCCGATTGGATGAGCTACAGAAGCGTTCGTTGGAATCTTGATTGCATTCGCTGAGGCGTTGCTCTGCGTGATCAAAGTCTGATAAGAGTCGTTTAAGACTGTTGTGTAGGTAGTGCCAGTCTGGGCGTTAAGCGTGAACGCTACTAGCCCGTTGAACATAGCCGCGCTTAGGACATCGCCTGTGCTTGCTGGAAAGCCTGTTGCCATTTATATCTCCTAGTACGCCATTATGTTAGTGCCGATTATACCTGATACAGTCGAGCCTATGATGAAGCCCTCGACTATTGGCTCAAGTGTCCTGACAGTTACCTTCATGGAGTTTGGCGTGATATTCCAGTCCAGTCCTTGACATTGTAGGGTCTTGACTATCGTCGAGCCATCGGGCTGAACGTTAGTAATTTTTAGATTTGAGAAGTAATCCAAGTCCAGCATTGTGGCAGTTGGTACTGCGGGATCGAGAAGATCTACCGTCATAGCATCGATACGGATGGTTGTCTCGGCTCTGGTGGCAACGTATATCTTGGCTATGTTTAGGGCATCAGCATCGGTCTGGACTACTAGATTGGACTCGTTTATCTGATGCAGGAAGTATTTAGTGATCGAGTCTGTGTTATCTGCAACCTGTTGAGTGCCACCGATCCTAGTCATTCCTGCGCTGTTGATGATTAACTTGTCATCGAAGGCGAATACTAGATTTGTGTAAGGGATGCCAGTAGTTTGATCAAACTCGATCGGAGTCTCGCCATACTTAGCAATGACATTATTGCGGTTTAGGAAGTTGGCTGTACCCTCTGAATCGATAAAGAATGCGCCTTGCTCGGAAAACTCTGCATTCTTAATAGCATCTAAGCTAGGCCGTGGAGTGCCTGGATCAGCCTGGCATAAGGTATCGCCAGTATCTATGGCGCGCATTGAAGTCGGCCAAGATACTTGATCTAGGATCTTTTCTATTCTTGTGCCAGTATCTTGTCCATCAGTAGCACTAGCCACCGTTAACACCGCGGCTTGCTGGAAAAGTCTGAAAGCATCTGTGCAGATTATATCGACGTAGCCAGTTTCCTGACCTCTAGGGTATGTATAACGATATTCGATTGTGTAGCCAGAGAATAGGAAGTAACCAATTCCGCCAACTGTTGCTGAGACACGCAACTTACGAAGTGGAGTCAAGAAGCCAAAGTAAGGAGATGCTGTGTTTTGAGGATTAAAGTAACTAAGAGGATCGAGCACTCTGATAGTTGCCTGACCAGCCTCGTAGGTGTCGCGCATAATGTTACGACCGCGAGTAATGCTGATTGAATAAACGTCTGGAGTCAAATCAACTGTAGGCGCTGGAGTAGTTGTAGAAGCCAGAGTGCCAACACCCAATAGGCCATAGACAGGATCGCCTATGGTGAAGGGATAGCCGAAAGTAGCGCCTGAAGTAAAGTCAAACGATACAGCAATCTGGGCAGGTAAAGCCATTACAAGAATGTTCCGAGATCACGGTTAAGATCGATCCTGTAACCTGATAGATAATTATTTGTTTGATAACTGCTTACTGCTCCAGCAACTTTTTGACCGTCGATGACTACTTCTACATAAACGTCACCGCCTTGACCAACTGCCGCACCGCCTGACATTGCTGCAACTGGGAAATCATTAGATGAAATGGTTGTGCCGCCGGTAATAGACGTAGGCATTATAGGAGCGCCAGTAAAGCCACTACCGCCACCAACTCCGCCTAACGCTATACGACGAACCTGAGCCTCGATCTGATCAAGGTAAGACTGCCAAGCAGAGAACGGGTTTTTAGCATCTGGCAAATCCCGAAGAAAGTTGACCATTTCCTGAGTTAAGCCTTGAGACTTGGCTAGTTGCCCAGCAAGCTTAGAAGCCTCGTCTGTATTGCCTGTAAGGATCGCTAGTTGTAATTCTAAACGTCTGCGCTCATCCTTGCTGATTTCGCCATTAAGCGCAGCTATGATCTGAGTCTTTTCTAGATCAAATAAAGTATTAGCCTTTTGTAGCGCTGTCTGCTCTTTGATGGCTTTAGTCTGCTTAGTAATAGCCTTTGTTTTCTCCTTGGAGAGTTTCAAGGATGCCTTCTCAACCGCAGCCTTCTTTAGTTCCGCTGAAATGGCTGGAGTGATTCCTGATCCTAGACCAGCGAGTCTGTCTTGTTCGCGGAAGTCAGCTGTAATTCTGCGGTACTGGGCAATCGCTGAGAAAAGGTTTGAACCATCAAAGAATGGTCTAAGTGCTGCCGTTGTTCGACCGATACCCACGAAAAGATCGCTAATAGTTGCAGCTAGTTTGGCTATACCTTCGAGGGAAGCTGTAAGGCCACCAGTACCACCGGCAGCGCCTAGCGCCTCAAGTAAGCCGCCGCCAATAACTGTTAAAGCATCTTCAGCCGCATTGGTAAGAAGTTGCATTTGACCGACTGGAGTATCTCTGAGGCTTTCATTGAAGCCTTTGTATGTGGAATCTAGAACTCCAACTATCGCAGCCACGCGCTCTGATTCAGATCCATTCTTTATAGTCTTGCGAGTTACATCATCAATGACGAATCCGACACGAGTTAAAGATGCAAAGTTGCCATTTAACGCTTGAGCAAGTCCGTTGGTCATAGACTTGAAATCTGCCGTGCTAGCAGTTGCTCCCTTTTCCGCTGTGACATAATCGAGAATTGCAGGAGTCAGGGCTTGGATCGTTGTTGTCTGAAGATTAAATGTAGCAAGTTGAGATTGGACTTGCTGGATATTTCCCTTGGTAACTACGCCTAATCTTTCCAGCGCGGTAGATTGTTCATCAATTGCTCTGATTTGATCGTCAGTAGCCATTACTGTAACTCTAAGAAGTTTGGTGAGTCGATCTGTTTGTGCCTGGGCTTCTACTGCAGCTCTAGCAGATCGCTTTAGATAGTTAACTGCTAAGGCTGCTCCGAAGGTAACGCCAAGGGCGCGGCCTAGGGATTTGACTGATCCAGTAAGTTTTTGTGTTGCTGTCTCTGCTTGTCCGAATGCCTTCTTGCCAGAAAAGACGGTAGCAATATCAATCTTTAGATCAGCCATTATTTCACACCAGTTTTCGCTTTAAACTCGATTGCGGAATTGTTTATCGCTTTAACTATCGCAGCTGTGACTTTGCCCTGATCCTCTGCAAATGCCCTAAAGATTACGCGCCCAGTCATCTTGCGAGTTACTCTGCCCACTTGCCCCTTTTGGCGAGGGCGAGCATTGACCAAAGCGCCTAAAGCATTTGCTCTGTCAATAAACTGTTTGCCAGCATTAGGGTTTAAAGATTTGTTAACCTTGTTTGAAGTGTCAATGTAATCGCTAAACCTGCCTCTAGTAGAGGCCTGGGATGGTTGACCGCTAGGATTCTTACGACCCGAAGTTTCATAGATCGCGCCGCCGGCAGATCCGTTAATTATCCGAGCCAAAGACACGAAGCCGCTGCGATTAGGCCGAGATGGAGTAGTTGAATACTTGACTCCGCGCTTGGCTTCTGTTTGATCGTACTTAGGAAAATGCCGATAATTAGTTGTATTAGCTGAGGAACTAGCAGAAGTCCAGCCAGATAACATCTGTGAATTAGATGGCATATAACCGCGAGCCCTATTAGTAATAGGCCTTAATACTGCGCCCATTTCCTTAGTAGTCATTTTTGCCAGATCAGGCGTAAATTTTCTTAAGGCTTTGCGAAGGTTGTCAGCGCCTTTTACTTCGACTGGCATCTTGTTGCTCCTTCGCTCTGTCCTTCAGGGCTCGAACTAAAGTCCTGAACATTGTGTGATCTAGTTCAATTAAAGTCTGGGGCGAGAGTCCTGTCTCAAGCGATAGTCTCGCTACGAGATAGGTGAAGGACTCCCGCGTTACTCCAAAGGGTCATCATCAAGGACCTCGACTCGCGTCAATGTCTCAAGGAATGCTTCTCCGAAGGGTTTAACGGTTTCACCCGACCGACGTATTGCTTCCCAGCAGAGCCAATAAACATCGGTCTGCTTTTCGTCATCTCTAAAGGCTTTATGGAAGCCCTTCTTTGCATGCTGCTCGAAGGCGTACTCGATCGCTGGTGTGATCTGGTACTCGTTAACGCTTCCGTCTGCCCTTGTTACCTTTAGTTTTGCCATTGTTTGCCCCTTAGTTAGTTAATTATGGTGCTGTGGTTACTGCGACTGTACCGTTGACTGTCCAAGTTACTGACTGCATTCCAATGTCTCCTACTGCACCGTTGATGTCGGTTAGGTTATTGACTAGGCAAGACATTGTGTAAAGTGGGTTGGTCGCTGAGACTACTGCTGAAGTCTGCTTTGCTGTCACGGTAACTGTTGTGCCGTAGGCAGCTTGTAGAGTCGCAAGAGTTTCAGTTGCGGCTGTATCGTTCAGGAAGTCAATAGTGATAGAGGAAGCCTCTAAACCTTTGACGAATTTGTGTCCTGCATCGCCCATCGCTGTAACTTCAAGTTCATCGAATGTGCGGTTGATTGTTAATGCTGTAACTCGATCTGAGAGGTCAACCGAATTAACAGTAAGAACCACTCCATTATTTAGAAATACTGCCATTTTGGTTATTCCTCATCTTTCTTAGTTGCTGGTTTAGGTGCTGCTGAAGCGATCTGACCTATCTTGATCAGGAACGCTTCATTGTCTTTTTCCCATTCATTTAGGGTCATTTTAACTCCAACTCGTTAGGACTGACACCTGCATTGAGCAGGTGAGTAGATCGCCTGTTGCAGCATTGAGAACGCTTGGAGCGCTCACTTCTCCCACATTATAGACGATAGAGGATGCCGCTAGCTTGTTAAACACAGCAACTAGCAGATCCTCAATTCCATTTAGGTTTCCTTCATTATCTAGCAAAGGCACGAAGATATTTATATTAAAATTAGCAAGTGGCGAGACTGTATTGCGACCGTTATTAGTCGGAGTCAGATAAGGGTCTGCCGGTGAAATTACCACGCTATTGACAATCGGAGTAGCTGGTGGGAATGCAAATACTGAGTATTTAGTGTTATCAACTAGAGCCGCTGCAATAGTGGCGCGAAGGGTTGAGATCGCTGCCATGGTTAGCCAACCATCGAGCGCGGATCTAGATAAGGAGCTAGCAAGCCGCGAACGCGAGCGAGCAAAGTGTTAGACATTGTGAAAGGTGAAGGTGCAAAGCCATCGACTGTCATGCCTTGGCCGCTTGGCGCTTGGCGCGCTTGCCAGATAGCAATAGAGATCATAAGCGATGCTTCCTGGATTGCTGGTACATCAGCAGGATCAAGATACTCGGAAGCCTTGACGATAGCGTAAGGGTTAAAAGGATGTTTTGGCTTATCTGTGACGTGTGAAGTTGTAACTGTGATGCTACGAGTATCTACACTTAAAATTGTTTTATTGCCGCTGAAGTGTGCCCCAGCGTTTTCTACGACAATGGTCTGGCCGACGTAGTAAATGTCTTTAACGTTAATATCGAAATATAACGTGCCTACTGTGCCGACGTTTGAATGTGCTACAGCAAATTCAGTATTGCTCCAAATAAAAGGAAGTAGAACGTCATCTGACGCATCACAGACAGATTGAAGGGTCGCGTCAGCGTAAAGTGTTCCCACTCCAAGCGCGGCTCTTAATTCTGCAACTGTTGTCAGACTCATTTTGTTTTCCTTCCTAAAGACTGGCTGGGTAGAAGGGCACTACCCAGCCAGCGACTTAGTTACTTCTTAGGTGAAGTTGAACCAGTTTGCGCCCGCCGCTAACTTAGTGGCAAGTGCTCCCTGACCGAATAGCAAGATATCTACTGTTCCGTCTGAGTTGATGTTTGTACGAAGTTGCTGACGAGCACCCTCGTACCATGTGTACGCAGCTGGGTTAATAACAGCCATTGAGTAATCAGCTGTGCCAACTCCGCCAGAACCCTGCATGTAGCGAGACACGCGAAGGTCAAGACCCGCAACGCTTCCCTGAAGGCTAGTAGGTGAAAGTGCTCCACCTGCATTCTGTGGGTTTGCTGCGATGTAGATTGGACGTCCACCATCGTTGTAGCTCATGATGTTAGCCCATTGTTCTGGTGTAACTACCATGTTACGACCGAAGCCAAGTGAAGCTGCGTAAACCGCTGCTGCTGCGCTTGAAACGTACTTTAGCAAGCCATCGGCTGAGTTAGCCTGAGCTGTAGCGTTAAGTGTTCCTGCGCCTTGGATTGCTGTAGTTACATGCTCTTCTGTGTCTTTTGCGTAGGCATATTCCATCTGAACGAGAAGTTCATCAAGGAATGCCGGTGTTGAATTCGTTAGAAGTTCGAGAGTAGTAATTGCGCGACCCTTGAATGACTTCTTTGTAACTGTGATGTATGACGCTTCAAGTTGTGACTCTGTTACTGGATCGTTCTCATCGATCTGATCGACTAAAGGAACTTCAGTAATTTTTGGCAACTCAAATGTTTTTCCAAATTCTGGCATTGTGCCGCGTGAGATCGAATCGATCATTGGGCGATCTGCATTAGAAAGGAAATTGAGTAGCTGTGTGCTTTGTGGTGTCGGAATGAATCCTGCACCTGTTGTCTGATCGTTGTCAGCAGCGCGTAGCCATTGACGAGAATCTTCATCACCAAAGAGGTTAGCCTTTAGTGTGTTTTCTAGATAGTTACGCTTTGTAACTTCAATTCGAGGTGTTGTGTACACCATCGCTTGTACAGTAGGGCGAGCAGCTTCTACAGCCGCAGCCTCTACTGGTGTTGCTTCGACTGTTGTGTCTTCCACGACTGTCTCGCTTTCTGTAGGTAGGTTTTCTTCTACGGTGTCGGCTGGCGCTTCTTCCGCTGCGATCTCTAATACTTGAGCAGACTTAAAAGCTGGCTCAGTTACTAAAGAAACTTCTTTTAATTTAGCCGCTGTTACGACTGTATAACCATCGCGTGATGGCTTAGATGCAATAATTTCAGCGCCAATAGAAAGTCCGGATACTAAACCTTCGCTGGCCATTACTAAAGCATCTGTTCCAGCACTTGAGCGAGATAACTTAAAGGTGGCGTAAATGCCATCTGCCTTAGTCTCGCTAGCTGTCATTCTTCCGATTGGTTTTTTCATATCGTGTTGGCTAAAAAGTTTGATTTTGCTAACGTCCTCGATCTCTATAGATCCAGACTCAAAGGTGTAAGCGCCAAGATTAGTCTTGCCGATCTCGCCTGTGCCTAGCGGTACGATCTTTCCTGATATCTCGCGGCGATCTTCGCTGCACTCGATAGAGGATGCTTCAATGTATAGCGTCTCCATTAGTCATCACTTCCGTTAGGTGTTAAATCTTCCATTTCCATTGCTTGCTCTGTAGTAATAAGTCCTAGAGATAGCATCTTTTCAAGTACTAGAAGTCTTTCCATAGGCTCAACACGCAAGAATGAAGAATCAAGATCGAACTTTACATAGTGTCCAGCCGTAGATATATCGGGCATGCTCAAACGTGTTTCGATTGCGGAGATGTACGGTTGGAACGCTAGGGCTACCAGTTGCTTACGCTCATCAAGGATATTGGCGTATGTCATCGATGTATTTTGATCGGCTGACAGATAATAACTTGGCACTCCGCAAAGGCGGCTGATCTCTGTTGCAAGATTTTGAATAGCCTCGTTGTACATCATATCTTTAGGGCTAAATCCAACAGTTTCGTAATTTAGAGTACTTGTAAGATAAGCAGTTGAGCGATTTTGACGAGCATTCTTAAAAGCTGCAAGCAATCCCTGTACTTCTGCCGGTGGAAGGTCAGCGCCAGTATTTTTTAGATAACCAGTAGGCATCGGAGTTCCTGCGGCAATAGAAGCCGCCTTTTGTATATCGATCGCAGCTTGAATTGTGCGAGATCCTGTATTAAGGATGCCTTCATTAAATGCTTGAAATGTAACAAGTGATCCAAGGCCTGACATTGGGCGAGGTGATCCGTCAACGTAATACTGAGTTACGAAAGTGTTAGTAATATCTAAATCAAAGGTGACGCGTGTGTTAGAGACCCAATCAAAGGATGCTCCACGTCCGTCTTCCTGATAAGTTTCAACAATTTCAAGAAAGGCTTGCCCATAGAACAATAGGCTGTCGCACAACCAAGAAAGGGTTACGAATTGAGGCTGTGACTTTGAGAGCTGATGAACCCATCGAGGAGCTGGAATTTCTTCGCCGGTGGACTTCTTCTTATACTCAAGCGGAATAGTTCCGACTGTGCAGATTAAATCGCGGCATCTTTTAAGAGCTGGAACGCTCATTGCGTCGCGGCGTGAGATAACTGGAAACGTGAAATTGTAGATCGCGTTAATACTATCGCCCATGATTTGCGGCGCGTATTGAGCCTCTACTACTTTTGGCTTACGATCGAATAGACCCATAGGTGGCAATTATACACTACATATAGTTTATTCCGTGTAGATAGCCGCTACCTGTTGTGGTTTCATCAACATCGAGACAACCATTGCCAGCGAGATAGGTGCAGAAATGTCTCCAGCAGACTTTCGCTTAACTATTCGCCAGGCAGCGTCATTAACCTTAGCTGCGCAGTTATTCATTTGCTGGATCAAGTTTGCCTGACCATTGTGTACCACACGATGATTGACCAAGCCATCAAGCAAGTCTCCGCAAGCCTGGTAGAACTGCTGGCCTGAAATATCTTGGATCATGCAGCCAGCATTTTGTAATCTTTCAGCGATCGAGGCTGTTGCGTACTTGTCATAACAGATTTGGCGTGGTCGGTACTGATCGGCCCATCCTTTTATATCCGCGGCAATTCTTAGATCATCGACCGAGACTGCCGATTCCCAAGTCTGCAATATGCCGACTCCGATACGCCCATCGGGGAGTAATTGCCCTGCAACTAGCGAAGCATTGCGCCTAGAAGGTGATACATCAAAGCCAAAGACTGTATAACCGCCAGGCGGGATCTGTAAGCTGCTATCGCTCGTCTCCTCAAGGATTCCGTGCGGCCAAGGGCTGCTTAGGGAGTCAATCCATTGGCAAAGCAATTCTGTGCGTGTATTTTCGATCGGGCTAGTAGCCACCGATTCCTCAAGCGTCTCAGGCGTGACTAAATATCCAAGTGCAGGATTCGCAAGCGCCCAGGCTTTAGGATCATCGATCTTGCAGTATTGAGGAGCGCTGTACTCGTAGAATCCGAAAGACTTTGGCGGATTATCTAGCGCTCGTTCTCTGAGTTGATTGAGGACTGTGCTGAAAGCATCTCCAGCGTTAGAAGTTAGGAAAGTGTGAGCATTTGCCCTAGCGCGAGTTACCGGCATCGCTGCTCGATATCCATCCTCTGACCATTCTCGGATTTCATCAAGGAATAGCGCATCTGCCGATCTTCCGCGAGCACCATCACGGGTAGCAGCTACTACATCAAGTCTGCGACCGTCTTTCATCTCGATTGACTCAGTTCCGTTGGCGTATCGGATCTGTTTAACCAAAGTCATTAGATTTACATTGCTTTCAAAGACTGAGGCTACTTGGCGAAAGGTATCAAGTGCCATCGAGCGATTAGATGATGCAATAATGATATTGCGGCTATCCCACTTGATCAGATGAGCCAGAATCAGCATACGAGTCAAATGAGTCTTGCCATTCTGCCTAGCGACCAAGATTAGGTTAGTTTTACGAATCCAGTTGCCCTTAGCATCCACTCTGAGCATATCCCGCAGCACGAACTCCTGCCAAGGCAGTAAAGGGATCTCAATTAGGTTGGCAAGTTCAATTACATCGTCAACCTTAGAAGCGCCTTTGAGATATGGGCTGTGAAGCCTTGGCTCAGTTGCCCCTCGTAGCGATTTGGATCGTTTGGCTGCCATCGGGTCAATCCTGGACTGGTCTGGCTGTAAATGGACTGTCTTGGGCTATTTCTGAGCGTGTCGGAGAGAGGAAGGAAGG